ACTCTTTCAGCTTCTCTAATGTATGCAGGAATTTTTCCACCAATAATAGAAAACCTTCCATTACAATAATCTCTAAGGGCGTTTGCCGCTGTTAGAAACTCTGGAGAGTGAACAAGATTAGGATACAGTTCGTTTAGGCGTGTATAAACATCTGGAGGCGCAGTGCATTTACTAATAATAACACCATTGTAATCTACATTCTTAAGTTCGACTAACACACTTTCTAAAATACTAGTATCGCAACTACCGTCGTTGCCTTGAGGACTTGGCACGCATACAAAGACAGCACTGCATTTGTGCAGTTTAATATCTTCGTATGTATTAGCATATCCCTTGGACGGGTCAACCATAACCATAGACATTGAAAAATCTATCGAGTCTGCAATTGCTTTTCCGACAAATCCTAAACCAATAATTGCGATACTATCTTTTATCATTTTAAATTCTCTAATAACCGATTTGCACTAAAAAAGTTTTCAGTTAGGTCGATGGCTTGTTTATTGACCTGAAACTTGAACTGTTCGTAGTTGTTCATATAGTGAACAATTTTATTACACAATACATTTCTAAATACCTCGTATGCCTCGTAATTTTCTGTCCACTCGCTAGGGTATTTAAATGTATCAAAATACATTTCGCTATATGACAATCGATCCGGCACCATTGGAATGGCATCAACTAATGCACCTTCGTAGCAGCTAATACCTAATGTTTCTTGCAAGTTTGCACTAAACACTAACTTTGCTTCACCTAACAAATTGTGATATTCGTTCTTAGTTAGCTGTTGATCTTGGCACACTACAAATTCATATTGCGGCAAGTGTTGTTTTAAATCTCGAAAGATTTCGACTTGTTTTTCTGGAGCAATACGATGCGGAAACAAAATAAGATCACGCTTGGGCATATTCTTATACATTGTCAACGTATTTTCCATATATTCCATAGGCCATCCTGAGTGAACTATTTTCTTACTTGGAAAATAATGTTTTCGATCTTCAGTGCTGCCTAACAAGTTCTCTAAGAACATTGTGCTGTGAAATTGTGTGGCAAAGTAGTTGTGATCTATTGCATGGAAGAAACTCTGCTCAGCATGTCTAACCCAAGGTGCATCTCCAATTAGTCGGCCTAAAAAATCTTGCGGATCATAACTGCCAGCGTGCCACAATGCATGAATCTTTACAGGAATCTGTAAAAGTTCACTCATGTACTTTAAGTTTATAATGCCCGGATGCCAAGCATCAGTAAAAATAAAGTGGTCGCCAGCATTAACGGATCCCGTGCAAAATAGTCTGCCAATTTGTTCAACTTGGCTAGACTTATAGATATTGGTGCCACCAAAATTAAGAAAAGCGCCTGGAGTGGTAGCAGCAGGAATATCTTCAGGGCCACTGATAACTTGAACATTGTGTCCTTCCTTTCGTAAGAGAGCAGGTACATGAGACTTCCACTGTCCCGTGTACCTGGTCTCCACCGCCTCTATATCGACGATGAAGATTGTCATTTAGTTCGACCGGCTGTTTGGACGAGTGCCCTTATAAGGCCTACGCACTCCGTCCCATGCTGGGCGAGCGAAATGTTTGTATTCCTGCGATCGATACAAATCGCTTGGAACAAACGGAAGCAGATTGAAACGGCAGTAATCATGCCATTTCTCAAGATCATCAAAGATCTTTTCCACTTCGGGTTTCATACGGAGAGTTTTTTGAATATATGATGGCTGTGCCATAGTTTACCTTTGTTTAAAAATTAAAGGGTTGAAGGAAATTTAATGAAGCAACCATTCTCGTTGTCTTCACTTACA